TTACTGGCTCGCCCAAAGGATCCGATGGATCCAGGCGATCTCGATCAGGTCGAAGCTGTAGTTCGGATGCGCCGGGTTCAGGCTGGCCAGCTCGATGCGGCGGGCGGACTGGCGCAGCAGCTCCTTCGCCATCACCTCGCCTTTCACCGTGCGCACCACCACCCGGTCGCCGCGGCGCACCGGGGAATTGGGCGAGACGATGATGACGTCGCCGTCGCGGAACACCGGCTCCATGCTGTCGCCGGAGATTTCCAGGGCATAGGCGTTGGGGTCGGACAGCTCGGGCGTGCTGATCTCGTCCCAGCCGCCGCCGACCGGGTAGCCGCCATCGCCGAAATAGCCATCGCCGCCGGCCTGGGCCAGGCCGATCAGCGGGATGCGCCGGCCCTGCATGGTGCGGCTGCCGCTGTTCAGCGCCGGGGCGCCGGTGACCAGCGAGGCGAAGCTGTCCATGTCGGTGCCGGTGGCGCCGAGGATCTTGGCGATGCTCTCGGTCGAGGGCCAGCGCGCGCGGCCATCGGCGCCGACCCGCTTGGACGGGTTGAAGGCGGTCGCGTCCAGCCCCGCCTTGCGGGCCAGGCCCGAGGGCGACAGGCCGTGCTCGGCCGCCAGGGCATCCACCGCCCGCCAGATATCGTCATGCCGCATGGGTGGATCATCCTAGGTTTTTGCGTCTGCCGCAATAGGAAAATAGTCGCGTTTAGGCCTTGACGCCTATAAACCGGATCGTAATGATTGACCCGGTACTCAACCAGAAGGCGAGGAACACCCCCCGAAATGACCGCCGCCCTTCGCCCGCACAATGCCCCCGTCCTGGCCTCGCTCAGCAAGGCCGAACCCTTCGCCAGCGCCGAGCAGGCCTGGTTCTGGACCATGAACGCCCTCGTCGCCCGGCGCGAGGGCGCCCGCATCGTCGCCGGCGCCGGCACGGTGCCGCGCCCCTGCGAGCCCGACGACGTGGTGAAATGCCTCGACCGGCTGTACCGCCAGCGCCGGATCGACCTGGCGCATGCCCGCATCCTCCGCCTCTGGGGCGAGCGCGGCCAGGCGCCCGACCCCCGGGCGCTGCGCGAGCGCGGCGACAGCCGGCTGTGGCGGGAGGCGCTGTCGCGGCTCGACTGGCCGCTGCGGCAGAAGGGCATCGTCGCCGGCCCGGCGATGGCGCTGCCGCCCGAGGACAGCGCCGCCGTGCTGCCCTGGCCGGGGCCGCGGCCGTGAGCCGGCCCGCGCAATCCCCGCCGATCCAGCCCCTGCGCATCGCGCCGCGCCATGCTTTGGCCGAGGGCGTGCAGCAGGTCTGGATCGGCTTCGGCGGCCGCGCCGACCGCGCCTGGCTGCGGCTGCTGCGCCCCGGCTTCCGCCACTGCTTCGCGGTGGTGGAGGATGCCCGCGGCTGGACGGTGATCGAGCCGCTCTCCGGCCGGCTGCTGGTGGCGCGGCCCGACCTGGTCGCCGGCTTCGACCTGCCGGGCTTCTACCGCCGCGCCGGGCTGACCGTGCTGGGCCCGTTCCAGCCCGGGCCGCCGGCCTGCGGCTGGCTGCCGGAGCTCAGCCCCTATTCTTGCGTCACCGTCTGCCGGGCGCTGCTGGGCGATGGCGCGCCCTTCGCCGTCACCCCGCATGGGTTGTATCGGCGTTTGGAAAAATCTTCCTGCAATAGGAATAAAATCATTGACGCGGCCTCGCTGAGAGCGTAGGACTGCAGTCGCCAAGGGGCGAGTTGCGCCCGGCGGCATCCTCCCCGCGCCCCCCCGACCTCGAGCCCTGCCGGGGGGGGGCTCCGGCAGGGTTTCTTCGTTCGGGCCGGTCGTTGGGTCCCCCCCGCAGCAGAGGAGCCCGCACGCGCATGGGTGGCCTGTTCCGAGCCCCGAAGCCGGTGGTCGTCGTCCCGACCGCCACGGCCGATCCGACCCCTGCCGCCGCGACCAGTCCCGAGGCGGCGGCGCAGACCGCCCGGGCCGACAGCCAGCAGCGCGCCCGCCGCGGCCTGGCCGGCACCATCGCCACCTCCGCCCGCGGGGTGATGGAGGAAGCCCCCGCCGCGCCCGTCCCGGCGCTCGCCCCCGGATTGGCCCCGGGATTGGCCGGCGGGCGCAAGACCCTGCTGGGGGAGTGAGCGCATGACCCTGACCCCCGAGACCCTGCTGCCGCGCCACGCGGCAGCGCTGGCCCGGCGCCGCCCGTGGGAGGGCGTCTGGCAGGAATGCTACGACCATGTCCTGTCCGGCACCCCCGGCGCCGGCGGCGCGCAGCTCTATGACGCGACCGCCCCCGACGCCGCCGAGCAGCTGGCCGCCAGCCTGCTGGCCGAGCTGACGCCGCCCTGGTCGCGCTGGTTCGGCCTGGCCCCGTCGCGGGCCCTGGCGGAAAGCGCCCAGGGCCCCGCCGCGGCGGCGGCGCTGGAGGAGGCGGCGGAGACGCTGCAGGGGCATCTGGACCGCTCCAACTTCGCGGTCGAGATGCACCAGGCCTTCCTCGACCTCGTCGTCGCCGGTAGCGGCGTGCTGCTGGTGGAGGAGGCGCCGCCGGGTGGCCTCTCCGCGCTGCGCTTCACCGCCGTGCCGCTGCGCGAGGCGGTGCTGGAGGAGGGCGAGAGCGGCCGGCTCGACACCGTCTACCGCGCCGCGGCGCTGGACGCCGCGACGCTGCGCCGCCGCTACCCCGACGCCGTCCTGCCACCGGGCATCGAGGGCACCGAGGAAAACCCGGTCCGCCACCGGGTGGTCGAGGCGGTGTGGCCGGAGCGGACCGGCTGCGGCTACCTCGCCGTGCTGGACTGGGAGGGGCGCGCGGTGCCGCTGGCCACCGGGCGGTTCCTGGACAGCCCGTTCCTGGCCTTCCGCTGGATGAAGGCGCCCGGCGAGGTCTATGGGCGCGGGCCGGTGATGAAGGCGCTGCCCGACATCCGCACCGCCAACAAGGTGGTCGAGCTGGTGCTGAAGAACGCCTCGATCGCGGCCACCGGCATCTGGCAGGCCGAGGATGACGGGGTGCTGAACCCGGCCACCGTCCAGCTGGTGCCGGGCGCCATCATCCCGAAGGCGCCGGGGTCGTCGGGGCTGACGCCGCTGGCCGCACCCGGCAACTTCGACATCTCGCAGCTGGTGCTGACCGACCTGCGCACGCGGATCCGCACCGCGCTGCTGGCCGACCGGCTGTCCGCCCCGCGCCAGGCCAGCATGACCGCGACCGAGGTGCTGGAGCGCAGCGCCGAGACCGCGCGCCTGCTGGGCGCCACTTACGGCCGGCTGCAGGCCGAGCTGCTGACGCCGCTGATCGCCCGCTGCCTGTCGATCCTGCGCCGCCGCGGCGAGGTGCCGCCGCTGCTGCTGGACGGGCGGGAGGTGCGGCTGACCTACGACTCGCCGCTGGCGCGCGTCCAGGGCCGCGCCGACGCCTCCAACACGCTGCTGTTCCTGCAGGCGGTGGCGGCGCTGGGGCCGCAGGCGACGGCGCAGCTCGACCTGGTCGCCACCACCCGCCACCTGGCCCGCGCGCTGTCCGCGCCGGCCGGCATCCTGACCCCCGCCGAGGAGTGAGACGCCGCATGGCCGAGAACCTGCTGGACCCCGCGCCCGAGAGCGACGAGGCCCGTCCCGAGGCGATCCCGGAGAAGTTCTGGGACAGCGACAGCAAGTCGCTGCGCATCGAGGCGCTGCTGAAATCCTATCGCGAGCTGGAGAAGCGCCTGTCGCAGCGGCTGGTGCCGCCGGGCGAGGACGCGCCGGAGGAGGAGCGCAACCGTTTTCGGCGCGCGCTCGGCGTCCCCGCCGCGCCGGAGGAATACGAGGTCGAGGAAAAGCACCCGCTCTGCGGGTCGGACCCCGAGATCAACAAGCGGCTGCACGGGGCCGGCTTCACCTGCGCCCAGGTGCAGCTGGTCTATGACCTGGCCGCCGAGCGGCTGCTGCCGCTGATCGCCGAGGCCGCCGCCGATTACGAGGCGCAGAAGCAGCGCGCCAAGCTGGAGCAGGAATTCGGCGGCGCCGAGGGCTTCCAGCGCATCGCCGGCCAGATCGCCAGCTGGGGCAAGGCGAACCTGGCGCCCGGCGTCTTCGAGGCGCTGTCGACCACCGCCGAGGGCGTGCTGGCGCTGCACCGGATGATGCAGAAGGCCGAGCCCAGCCTGGCGCGCGACGGCGCGCCACCGGCGCCGATCGACGAGCAGGCGCTGCGCCGGATGATGCGCGACCCGCGCTACTGGCGCTCGCGCGAGCCGGAATACGTCAAGCGCGTCACCGACGGCTTCAAGAAGCTCTTCGGCCAGGGCTGACGGCGCCCCCACGAATTTCCGCGGCGCAACCCCTTCGTGGGCGCCGCGGCCTGCCTGGCGCTGCGCGGCCGCCTGTCATGGCGGACAACCGCGCGCCCGGGCCGATGACCCCTGAAACCTGATGCTTCGCGAAGGAACACCGCATGTCCGGTTCCATTGACCAGGTCTTCATCAAGCAGTTCGAGTCCGAGGTGCACGAGGCCTATCAGCGGCAGGGCAGCAAGCTGCGCCCGACCGTGCGCAGCAAGACGGGCGTGCGCGGCGCCTCGACCGTCTTCCCGATCGTCGGTCATGGCATCGCCGCCGCCAAGGCGCGCAACGGCGCGGTGCCGGTGATGAACCTGGCGCATTCGACTGTCGAATGCTTCCTGCAGGACTATTATGCCGGCGAGTGGATCGACCGGCTGGACGAGCTGAAGACCAATGTCGACGAGCGCCAGGTGGTCGCCGCCGCCGGCGCCTATGCGCTGGGCCGCAAGACCGACGAGCTGGTGATCGCGGCGCTGGATGCCGGCACCGAGGAGGCGACCGACACCGCCACCGGCACCACCGACACCGACGGGCTGACCAAGGCGAAGGTGCTGCTGGCCTTCGAGATGCTCGGTGCGGCCGATGTCCCCGACGATGGCGGGCGTTTCGCCGTGGTCGGCTGGAAGCAGTGGTCGGAGCTGATGCAGATCGAGGAATTCGCCAACACCCAGTATGTCGGCGAGAGCGAGCTGCCCTGGAAGGGCACGCAGGTGAAGCATTGGCTGGGCGCGACCTGGATGCCGCATTCGGGGCTGACCAAGAGCGGCGACCTGCGCTTCTGCTATTTCTACCACAAGACCGCCATCGGCCATGCCGTGGCGCAGGAGATCACCACCGATCTGACCTGGCACGGCGATCGCGCCGCGTATTTCGTCAACAACATGATGAGCCAGGGCGCCGTGCTGATCGATCCGGCCGGCGTCGTCCGCATGCGCTGCTTCGAGTGACGGAAGGTCCAGGAAACTCAGTTTCCTGGCGGGAGAGCGCGAGAGGGCGGTGCCCTCTCGCTTTTCTTGTTTTTGTAGGAGGTGGCCGATGCCGTTATCCGCTTTGGTCCTGTGCTCGCGGGCGTTGCTGAAGATTGGCGCGCAGCCTGTGGCGTCCTTCGAGGAGGGCAGCGCCGAGGCGGAGGTGGCGGCCAATCTGTATCCGTCGGTGCGCGATGCGATGTTGTCGTCGCATCCCTGGAGTTTCGCGTCGGGGCAGATGGATCTGCCGCGCCTGCTGGCCGTCCCCGTCGCCGACTTCTCTTACGCGTTCCAGCTGCCCGCGGACTTTCTCCGCGTGCTGTCGGCGGGTGGCGAGGGGGCGGGCAGGGGCCTGCTGTACCGGCTGCAGGAGAACCGGCTGCACGCGGATTCGCCGCGCGTCACGCTGACCTATCTGTTCCGCCCCGATGAGAGCGTCTTCCCCGCCTTCTTCGCCAGCGCCCTGGCGACGCGGCTGGCGGCGGAGTTCTGCATTCCGCTGACCGAGAGCAGCGCGCGGACGGAGATGCTGCACCGTCTGGCGGAGGCGGAGTTCCGCCATGCCCGGCTGGTCGACAGCCAGCAGAAGACCACGCGGGCGCTGCAGGATTTCCCGCTGATCACGGCAAGGGGGTGAGCGATGGCCGCCGGCCGCAGCATCAAGACCAGCTTCACCGCAGGCGAGCTCAGCGACCAGCTGCTGGGCCGCGGCGACCTGCGCGCCTTCGAGAACGGGGCGCGGCGGTTGCGCAATGTCTTCATCGAGCCGACCGGCGGCGTGACGCGCCGGCCCGGGCTGCGGCATGTGGCAGTGCTGCCCGGCGCCGCGCGGCTGGTGGCCTTCGAGTTCAACACCGAGCAGACCTATCTGCTGGCGCTGACGCATCAGCGGCTGCAGGTCTTCCTGGGCGATGCCGAGGTGGCGAGCCTCGCCGCGCCCTGGACGGCCGCGATGCTCGACCAGCTGGCCTGGACGCAGAGCGCCGACACGCTGCTGCTGCTGCATCCCGAGATGACGCCGCAGAAGGTGACGCGCACCAGCCACACCAGCTGGAGCATCGGCGGCTGGGACTGGGTTTTCCTGCCGTATTTCCGCTTCCTGCCGCCGGGCATCGCGATGACGCCGAGCGGGACCAGCGGGGCGATCTCGCTGACCTGCACGGGCGACTTCTTCCAGCCCGGCCATGTCGGGTCGTCGCTGCGGCTCCAGGGCAAGCACCTGGTGGTCACCGGCGTCAGCTCGACCACCACGGCGACGGCGACGCTGTCGGAGACGCTGCCCTCGGCGGCGACGACCACGGATTGGGACGAGGCCGCCTTCAGCGGCGCCCGCGGCTGGCCGGTCAGCGCCTGCTTCCACCAGGACCGGCTGGTGCTGGGCGGCGCGCGCGACCTGCCGAACCGGCTGTGGCTGTCGCGCTCCGGCGACCTGTTCAATTTCGACCTGGGCAGCGGCCTCGATGACCAGGCGATCGAGTTCGGCCTGCTGTCGGACCAGGTGAACGCCATCCGCGCCGTCTTCTCGGGGCGGCACCTGCAGGTCTTCACCTCGGGCGCCGAATGGATGGTCACCGGCGACCCGATGACGCCGTCCTCGATCCAGCTGCACCGGCAGACGCGGATCGGCTCGCCGGTCGCGCGCAGCATCGCCCCCGTCGATGTCGATGGCAGCACCATCTTCGTCGCGCGGTCGGGGCAGGCGGTGCATGAATACGCCTATACCGATGTCGCCCAGGCCTATCAGGCGAACGACCTGGCGCTGATCGCGCGGCACCTGGTGCAGGCGCCGGTGGCCATGGCCTATGACCAGACGCGGCGGCTGCTGCATGTGGCCATGGCCGGCGGCTGGCTGGCGACGCTGACCCTCTACCGCGCCGAGCAGGTCACCGCCTGGACGCGGCAGGACACGCCAGGGCGCTTCCTGTCGCTGGCCGAGATCGACGGCACCGTCTGGTGCGCCATCGACCGCGACGGCAGCCCGCGGCTCGAACGTTTCGATCCGGGCCTCGCCGTCGATGCCGGGCTGACCGGCGGCAACACGGTCGCGCAGACCGTCTGGAGCGGGCTCGGCCACCTGGCCGGGCGCGTCGTGCAGGTGGTGGCCGATGGCGCGCCCCGCGGCACGGCGACCGTCGGCGCCGACAGCGTCACCATCGACCCGGAGGCCTTCGCGCTGCAGGCGGGCCTCGGCTTCGCCCATGTGATCGAGCCGCTGCCGCCGCAGCTGGGCGGCGCGGCGGGGGCGCGCAGCGGGCCGCTGCGGCTGGTCTCGGCCGGGTTCCGCCTGCTGGAGACGGCGGCGCTGTCCGTCGATCTGGGCCGCGGGCTGCAGCCGGTGCCGTTCCGCAGGCTGGATACCGCGCTGCTGGATGCGGCGCCGGCGCGCTTCACCGGCGATGTCACGCTGCGCGGCTTCGGCTGGCGGCGCGACACCCTGCTGCCGCTGTGGCGCATCGAGGGCGACACGCCGCTGCCGCTGACGCTGCTTTCCGTCACCACCGAGACGAGGATGACCGACTGATGGCCCAGCTCGCCCCCATCGCCACGCTGATCGGCACCGGCGCCTCGCTCTACGGCACGGTGCGCCAGGGCCAGGCGCAGGCGGCCCAGGCCAAGGCGCAACAGCAGCAGGAGGCGGCGACGCTGGCCGCCCGGCAGCAGCAGCTGGCCGCCCAGCAGGCCACCGACACGCGGGAACGCGAGGCGGCGCTGGAACGCACCATGGCCTCGACCCGCGCCCGGCTGGCGGCGGCCGGCGTCAGCCCCGACCAGGGCTCGGCGGCGGCGATCACCGCCGGGCTGCAGCAGGATGCCGCCGAGGCCGCCGCCGACAGCGACGACCGCTTCGAGGCGCGGATGGCGGCCGGGCGCAGCTCGCTGCTGAACGCCGACGGGTCGCTGACCACCTGGCTGCGCGCCGGCAACAGCTTCGGCGGCGCGCTGCGCTCGCTGCTCGACTAAGCGCCCTCCGGAACTGCGCTGCCCGGCTGACGCCGTCCCCGCCACCCTTCCGCAAGAGAGATCCGCATGGCCGAGCATATCCGCATCGGCGACATCGCGCCGCGTGTCCACTACGCGGCGGATGGCGCGCAGACCGTCTTCGTCTATCCCTTCCCGATCTTCGAGGCGAGCGACCTGGAGCTGCGCATCGACGGCCTGGAGCAGCCGGCCTCGGCCTATTCGGTCAGCGGCGCCGGCAGCTCGAATGGCGGCAGCGTGACGCTGGCCGTGGCGCCGCCGCTTGGCAGCCGGCTGCTGCTGCGCCGCGTGCTGCCGGTGCAGCGCATCACCGACTTCCAGCCGAACGGGCTGCTGCGCGCCGCGACGCTCAACGAGGAGCTGGACCGCCAGGTCGCCTTCACCCAGGAGCTGCGCGAGGAATTCTCCGGCGCGCTGCGGGCGCCGGCGACGGACCTGCCGGCCTCGCTGGTGCTGCCGGACAAGGCGGGGCGCGCCAACCGGGTGCTCGGCTTCGATTCGCTCGGCAATGCGACGGCGCTGCCGCGCGACCCGGTGATGCAGGTGCCCTTTGGCGGCGCCATTCCGCGCAGCATCGCCGACAAGCTGGCCGAGCGGCTGACGGCGCGCGACTTCGGCGCCATGGGCGACGGCGTCACCGATGACGGGCCGGCGCTGCAGGCGGCGATGAATGCCGCGGGCGCCTCCGGCCGGTTCCTGGAGATCGGCGAGGGCATGCACCGGACGACGGTGCCGCTGATCTTCCCGGGCGCCTCGGGCGGGCTGCTGATGCGCGGCGCCATCCTCTATGCCGGGCCGGGTGGCGAGACGGCGCTGACCATCGGCGACGGTGCGGCGGTGCGCAACCAGGCCAAGTACTACCACGGCATCCGCGTGCTGCGCGCCACCATCACCGACTGGCTGGACGAGCGCGACATCGGCGTGCTGCTGCGCAACCTCGACAGCTGCGTCGTCGAGCTGCGCCAGGTCGAGGGCTTCACCATCGGCATCCGCAGCCTGGGCGTCGAGCGCGGCGTCGAGGACAGCAACATCCATCTGGGGCGCATCGTCAACAACGGCATCGGCCTCGACGTGCGCACCCAGACGGCGGGCGCCTGGAACACGTCTGTCCGATACTATGGCGGCCACTTCGCCCATGGGCAGTCGGTTAACGTCGATCGCGACCGCTATGGCGTGCGCTTCTCGGCCGAGCCTGGCGCCTATGTGGCGCATAACCGCCACGTCTTCCACGGCCCCGCCTTCGAGCTGCAGTCGCGCGACAAGCCCTGCACCGGCATCCCCTTCCTGATGCAGGTGAACAGCCGCGCGGTGATGGTCTATGGCATGCGGATGGAGGGCTGCGACCCCTTCGTCGCCCGCCACACCGCCGGCGCCCAGGACCATGTCTACGAGGTCGCCTGGGCCAGCCAGGGCTACAATGTCTCGATCGACTATGCGTCGACCGCCACCCGCGTCGGCTCGGTGGTGCGGGCGCTGCACCAGGCGGTCGGCCATCGCGAGGCGCTGCGCCTGGTCGGCGACGTTTCCAACCTGCGCGCCGCCGCGATCCGCTGGAGCGCGACGGAGACGGGGTTCGAGAAGCTGGCGGCGCTGTCGACCAACGTCTCCGGCAGCCCGACGACGCTGCCGCAATTCACCTTCCGCGCGCTCGACAACTACACCCTGACCGATGCCGGCGTGCTGCTGACCGGCGGCCGCGCCATCGGCTTCGTCGTCGACACCCGGCTCTGCAAGGAATTCGCCCTCGTCGTCGATGCCGACGAGCCGCGGCTGATCGTGCAGTGCTTCGACGCGTCGATGGCGCTGATCTCCGAGCCGGTGCATGGCGCGCAGGTCAAGGCCTCGGGCATGTCGATGACCTGGGCCGAGACGCCGCGCTGGTGGCAGGGCAATGCCGACAATGCGGATGCCACCCTGACCCGGCTGCAGACGCTGCGGGTCGGTGCCGATGTCGCCTATGCCATCATCGGCGTGGCCCGGCTGGGCCGCGACTACGAGGTGCGGTCGATGCGCCTCTATTGCGACCCGGCCTTCGCGCCGCCGCTGCTCTACGGCCAGCCCAACCTGCCGCATGGCAAGCGGGAGCTGGTGGCCGAACTCGCCTGGGACCCGCCCAGCATCCTGGCCGGCGGCTCGGCGCAGATCGGCGTCTCGGTGCCCGGCGTGCACACCGGCGACTTCGTCCAGGCTGCCTTCAGCCGGCCCACCACCGGCATCGTCTTCCACGCCAATGTCGGCGCCGACGGGTTGATCACGGTGACCGCCTGGAACCGCCACACCGACCCCATCGACCTGGCGGCCGGCACCATCCGGGTGCGGGCGGTGAAGGCATGAAGCGTCAGAAAAAGCCGCCAGGGCTGGAAAGCCTGGAGACCGTCGTGCAGCGGGTGGTCGATGACTACGGCGCCTTCATCGCCCGCGGCCCGGCCCCTGGCGCGCATGACGATGCCCGCGCCTTCGCCGCCCACCATGCCGCCGCCAAATCGGCGCTGGCGCATCTGGAGCACCTGCTGAAGCTCGCCGGCCCTGCCGCGGCCGGCGAGGAGGACGGCGTGGCCCGGGCCGAGGCCCTGCTGCGCCAGGCACGCGGCGCGATGGCCGCGCCGCCCGACGACGGCGACGAGGAGGACCAAGGTTCCGATGACGGAGCGTCCGGTTGAGCTCAACGAATTCGTCTGGATCTGGAACAGCGAGGCAGGGCAGGGCACGCCGGCGGTGCATCGGCGGATCCTGCGCTGGCTCGAGGCGCGGCGGGCGGGGGGCGACACCCGGCTGCTGCTGATGGCCTTCCGCGGCTGCGGCAAGTCGACGCTGGTCGGGCTCTACTGCGCCTGGCTGCTGGCGCGCTGGCCGGAGACGCGGATCCTGGTGCTGGCGGCCGACCTGCCGCTGGCGACCAAGATGGTGGCGACGGTCCGCCGCATCGTCGAGCGGCATCCGCTCTGCGCCGGCCTGGTCCCGCCGGCGCCCGAGGCCTGGGCGGTGGACCGTTTCACCGTCGCCCGCCGCGGCGCGCTGCGCGATCCGTCGATGCTGGCAGCGGGGCTTTTTGGCAACATCACCGGCGCCCGGGCCGATGTCATCATCTGCGACGATGTCGAGGTGGCCGGCAATTGCGACACGCCGGGAAAACGGGAAGAACTGCGCGAGCGCCTGGCAGAAACCGAATTTGTCCTGACCCCCGGCGGCACTATTTTGTACGTTGGCACGCCGCATTGCGCCGACAGCCTCTACCGCGCCCCTTCTGCTGATGACGAGAAGAAACCCTTCCTGGCGGGGTATCGGCGGCTGACCGTGCCGCTGCTGAACGCCGCCGGGCGCAGCGCCTGGCCGCAACGCTTTTCCGTCGATGCCGTGGCGCAATTGAGGGAACGCGTCGGCCCCTTGCATTTCGGCCGGCAGATGCTGCTGCGGCCGATGGCCAGCGGCGCCGCGCGGCTCGATCCGGCGCTGCTGGTGCGCTACCGCGAGGAGCTCGACTACCGCGAGGCGCAGGGCCGCCCGGTGCTGCAATTGCTGGGGCGGCGGATGGTCTCGGGTGGCGGCTTCTGGGACCCCGCCTATGGCCGCCCCGGCCGTGGCGACGGCAGCGTGCTGGCCGCCTGCTTCGCCGATGCCGAGGGCCACCACTACCTGCACCGCCTGCTGTACCTGACCCACGACCCCGACGCGGCCGACGACCCCGCCACCCAGCAATGCCGCGCCGTGGCGTCGCTGGCGCGTTCTTTTCTGTTGCCCGTGGTGCGGGTCGAGACCAATGGCATCGGCCGCTTCCTGCCCGCGCTGCTGCGGCGGGAGATGGCCCGCGCCGGCGCCGCCTGCACCGTCGTCGAGCACCACAGCCACCGCCCGAAGCAGGAAAGGATCCTCGCCGGCTTCGACCCGCTGATGGCGGCGCGAAAGCTTTTCGCCCATGCGGCGGTGCTGGACGGCCCCTTCGCCACCGAGCTGGCCGAATGGCGCCCCGATGCCGCTGGCTTGCGCGACGACGCGCTGGATGCCGTCGCCGGCTGCCTGCTGGCCGAGCCCGTCCGCCTGCCCGGCGCGCCGCCGGCGCCGCGCGGCCCGGGATGGCGCGGCGTCTGATTGGGCGAGCCGATTCACCCGATCAGCCGAGGCCTGATCGGGATCGGATCGAGTTCCTATTTTGTTCTTGATCGGCAACGAGCGTCGCGGCAGGATGTCCCCATCAAGGCCCGAGCTGCGCCCGCAGCCCGCCGCGATCCCCCCCCCCGAAATCCCGAGAGACCAACGCCGCCGGCCTGCACGGGCCGGCCGCGCGCGCGTCCCCCTGAAGGAGGTCCGCATGCCGCCTTTCGACCTGGAGCCCCAGAATCTGGCAACCACGCTCGCGGCCGTCGCGCAGACGCCGATGCTGGCCCTGCTGTTCTGGATGATGCACGGGCTGCGCCGCCACCTGCATGACCGCCCCGAGGAGGCCGCGCCGCCGCCCGATGCCGGTGCCCTGTCGCGCACCCGCGACGAGCTGGCCGCCTTCAAGCTGGAGGTCGCCCGCACCTATGTGCCGCTGTCGCTGATCCGCGATGTCGACCAGCGCCTCAGCCGCCAGCTGCTGCGGATCGAGGAGAAGCTCGACGCCGTGGCCCGCGCCGCGACCGCCGCCCAGGCCCTGCAGGCCGCCCAGCCGATGCGCGGCTGGCATTCCGAAGACCGGAGCTGA